TGTTTCCCTGTCGGTGATTGCACCGCATCGCGTGGACATTGTGCGCAATGACGCTGGTGTTATTGAGTACCGCATTGACCACGGTAAGCGTGTCGTGTCCGACATGGACATGATTCATATTACCGAGCTGCGTAAACCGGGCATGTTGCGTGGTGTTTCACGCATTGAAACGCTGCGGCAAACCCTTGGGTTGTCTAAAGCGCTTGAGGATTTTTCCGCACAATTTTTTGGCACTGGTTCAACTGTCAGTGGGATCATTGAGACCCCGCATGAAATGACGCAGGATCAAGCCATTGAGTTGAAAAACAACTGGGAGCGTGAGCATAAAGGCTTGCGCAAGGCGTACCGTCCCGGCATTTTGACTGGTGGCGCCAAATTTGTGAAAACAACCGTTGACCCTGACGAAGCACAAATGCTTGGCAGTCGAGAGTTCAGCGTTGAGGAAATTGCACGCATTTTCCGCATCCCGCCACACTTGTTGCAGTCAACTAAACCTGGGTCAATGTCCTACGCCAGCGTTGAGGAAAACAGCAAGCAGTTCGTGACCTACACGTTGCTGCCATACATCTCCAAGATTGAACAAGCCTATTCACCGATGCTTTCGGGCGGCGCGTTCATGCGTTTCAACGTTGACGGGCTACTTCGAGCCAATTTGACCGAACGTTTCGCTGCATATTCGTCCGCTACGCAGGCCGGTTTCTTGTCAATCAACGACATTCACGCACTTGAGGACATGACACCAGTGGAGGGCGGCGACGTTTACCGCGTCCCACTAGCAAACGTTGACCTTGGTGCCGCGTCAATTACTGAGCTTGATAAGCGCGTTGGCATGGTTATGCGCCTCATTCAGGTCGGTTTTGACCCTGAATCGGCTGCCGCCGCTGTCGGTTTGCCACCTATTGCTCACACAGGGCTGCCAACTGTCCAGTTGCAGGCCATTGCACAGATCGACCCTGCTGACCCGCAGGCCGTTTACGGCGTTTGATTTTTTCCCATATCGAAAGGCAACACAACATGAATGTTGAATTCCGCAGTTTTGACGCTGACATTGTTGAAGTTCGTTCGGCTGATTCTGGCGATGGAATGACCTTTGGCGGCTACGCAGCGCGCTACGATTCGCCATCATTGCCGTTGCCTTTCATCGAAACCATTGCCCCCGGCGCCTTTGATCGCACACTCAAGTCTAAGAACGACATCCGTGCCTATATAAACCACGATGAGCGCCTTATTCTTGGCAGTACGCGCGCTAAGACCTTGCGCCTAGATAACCGCTCAGATGGCCTCTATTCGGAGATTGACCTACCTGACACGACTTACGCCCGTGACCTGTCTGTTTCGATTCAACGCGGCGATGTTCGCACAATGTCTTTCGGCTTTTCAACCGTGAAAGATGAATGGCGTGATGCCAACAACCGCACACTGCTTGAGGTCAGGCTGCACGAAGTAAGTGCAGTCAGTGGCGTAGCGGCTTACAGCAGCACAACAGCAAGCGTTCGCAACTTGAGCGTGATCGCTAAGCGCACCGAAACCGACCTTGCAGAGTTGACCGACGCTATTGCAGCTCTTGAGTCGGGCACGGAATTAACAGACGACCAAGCCAACGTTTTGCAGTCCGTTGTTGACCGTTCGCGGCCTCACGTTGACATTGTTGAACCTGCACCAGCACCCGCAGTGACACCACTAACCGTGCTGATGAAGCAACTAGATTTGATTGCCAAAAACCTTTAGGCAGTCGCTTGTTACGCCGGAGCCGGCGGACATTCCGCAGCAGGAGCCTGCGCGGGTATCCCAAAAACACACCTAACCTAATGAAAGGAATCCATCATGGATTACTTAGCACAGCAGGTTGAGGCGCGGAAAACTGCTTGGCACGCTGCCAAGGCTCTACTTGACGGCGCTGCCGCTGAGTCCCGCGACCTGACCGCAGAAGAAGAACAAACATTTGCACGGATCAACGCTGACATTGATGCACGTTCACAGCGCATTGAAGATCTTCAGGGCGTCGCTTCACGCGCCGCTGACATTGAGGCCGCAGTTGCAACAGCACCTGAGGTTCGTGAAGATCGCGCACTGCGTGAGGCTAGTGACTTTGATGTTGTTCGCGCTCTCGCCACAGGCGAAGTTCGCACCGCAACATTCGAGCGTCGCGACCTGAACACAAGCGATGACAGCCAAGTTGTCCCGCAGTCGTTTTATGCAATTTTGCAGGAGAAAATGCAGTACCAAGGCCCCATGCTTGACGGTGGTTTTGTTACTCAGTTGAACACTGCAAGTGGCGAAGACATCAAGGTGCCTGTTGAGGCTTCACGCCCAGCAGCAACCGCGATTGCTGAAGCAACCGCTATCACGCCTCTTGACCCAACGTTCACCAACATCACGTTGAAGTCACAGAAGGTTGCAGTGCTCACCAAGGTTTCGCGTGAGCTGCTCACCGATTCCGGCATTGACATTGTTTCCTACCTTGCAGGTTCACTTGGCAAGGCTGTTGGTATTCGTGCCAATGCACTTTTGACGGTAGGTACAGGCGTTGTGCAGGCTAACGGCGTGGTGACCGCTGCCGGTTCCGGCATCACGGGTGCAACTGGCGTTGTTGGCGCCTTCACTGCCGACAACCTGATTGACCTTGCACATTCGGTAGACAGCGATTATGTCCGCCAGGGTGCAGCGTTCATGATGAAGCGTTCCAGCCTTGGCGCGCTGCGTAAGTTGAAGGACAGTGCAGGCCAATACCTGTACGTCCCTGCTGCTTCCGTTGGCACACCTGACTCATTCGCTGGCTACAGCGTTATTGAGAATCCAGATATGGCTGCAATCGGCACCACCGCTAAGTCAGTCCTGTTTGGAAACTTCAGCTCCTACCATGTCCGCCAAGTTGGTGGCATTGAAGTTGCACGTTCAGATGATGCTTACTTCAACACTGATGAAGTTGGCTTCCGCGTCACCCTGCGCATGTGGGGCGACCTCGGACAGTCCGACGCAGTGAAGTACTTCGCTGGCGCTGCTTCCTAATCAAGACCGCAGAGTGGCGGCGTGTGCGCACGGGCCGCGCCGTCACTCTGCTCTTTAACCGTGCAAACCCCGTGCCAATTCGTAAGGATTTCCGTGCGCAAAATTTCAGGTCTTTGGGTTAGTAACGCACCGTGGGCACCGACTGGTTACGGTACGCAAACGAAACAGGTTGTTTCCCGCATGATCGCTGACGGTCACCACATGGCGGTGGCTGCGAACTATGGTTTAGAGGCAACGCAAACCAACCTTGACGGTATTGAGGTTTTTCCTAAAGGAACCGACCCTTACAGCAATGATGTTGTGTATCCATATTTCATGGATTGGAAACGGCAGAATTCTGAAGGCGTACCAATGGTTTTTACGCTGTATGATGCGTGGGTTTTTCAAGGCTCCAAATGGGACGAAATGCCTGTGGTGTCGTGGGTTCCTATCGACCACACTCCCGTTCCACCTAAAGTGGCTCAATTCATCAGCAAAGACAATGTGCGCCCTGTCGCCATGTCTAAGTTCGGTGCGGATCAAATTAAACGCGCAGGCATTGACTGCGACTATGTGCCCCATGCCATTGACACGAAGTTGATGAAACCGACCCCGAACTATTACACCAGCGGTGGTGCGAAGTCGGGGCGCGACATTATTAACGCACCGCGTGATGCTTTCGTTGTTGGGATTATCAACGCCAACAAAGGTACAGCACCAGTGCGTAAGGCATTTGCTGAACAGATACTTGCCTTTAGCATTTTTGCAGCTGACAAGCCTGACGCTGTTCTCTACCTGCACACCGAGCGTTTCGGCAGTTACGGCGGCATTGCTATTGACGGCATTATTCAGGCCGTTGGTTTGCGCCCTGATCAGTATGTTTATGTGAACCAGTATCAGAACATGGTCGGTATTCCCGATGACGCTATGGCGGCGATCTATTCGGCGCTTAACGTGCTACTTGCCCCAACGCTCGGTGAAGGTTTCGGCATCACCGTTATTGAGGCGCAAGCCTGTGGCGTGCCCGTAATTGTTTCGGATTTCTCCGCACAGCCTGAACTTGTGGGTGACGGTTGGAAAGTGCCGGGGCAACCGTTGTGGGATGCCGCACAAAACGCATGGTTTCAGATTCCTAGCGTTCACGCCATCGTTAATTCTTTGAATGAAGCCTATGAGCGCAAGGGTGAAAAAACGTCAAAGGCTGCCCGCAAGTTTGTTGTTGACAACTATGACGCTGACACGGTTTACAAAGACATGTGGTGTCCGT